ACGTTCCTCCCTTGGAGCAGGACGGAGCTAGCCACATGGCACATGAATAGAGACTTGCCGACACCCGTACCAGCAAGAGCGACATTAAGAGTTTTGTTAGGGAGACCGCCTTTGGTAATTTTGTTAAGGTATTCAAGATCAAATTCAATTTTTTCCTCCTTACGGTGATAAGATTCGTATCGTTCTTCGTAGTCTTGTAGATAGTCGTGACCAATATGAGTATCAAAACTTACTGACAGTGCATCAGTAAGAATTGAAGGAATACTATCTACACTCTTCTTATCATCTTTACCATCAGCAATATGAATGGATTCCATAAGTGCCAAGTAAATAGCACGTTCTTGGCACCATTCTTCAGTTTTTTTAATTAACCAATTAAATTCTGCAGCAACATCATCAAGACAGTTGATAAGATGAATAAGTTCCTTAAAAGAAGCTTCATTTACATCATTTCGTTTTTCAACTTCAATGAGAAGAACTTCTTTTGTTGAAAGTTGATTATATTCTTGAATGAACTTTGAAATTTCTTCAAATATAATCTTTTGGTTTGGATCTTCAAAATATTCAAGTTTGATAAATGGTATTACTTTTCTAGCAAATTCTTCATTGTACAGAAGGTTTCTAAGAATTAGAAACTCAACCTTCTCCATAACTAAATTCCTTTCGTGCAATTTCGTCCAATTGTAGCATCACTTCCTCAGTAAAGTAAACCTCAGGTTCTTTGAGTATTTGTTTGGCATAGATTTTTTTTCCGTCAAACTCATAACGTCCTGCGACATTCTTCCAAAGTCCACCGATCTCACCGAGTTCAAGAAGACCGTAATATCGATCAAGACCACGCTCATCATAATAAAGACGTACTTCCACATCTTTGTTCTCCTTACTCAAACGCGACTTAGCAGTCTTAGCTTTGATAATATTGCCGACCACTTCTGTTCCATCTTTTTCTTTCTTTTTGCTGAGATAAATGATTGAAGACGCTGCGTATTTGAGTCCGCTGCCTCCACCCATTTCTTTAGTTGGTACGTAAGATCCGATAACATCGTAGGTATGATTAGTAACGATCATTGGAATTTTTGCTTGACCAAGTTTAAGAGTAAGCATTCGGAATGCACCCTTTACAAGTTGAGATTTGGTCATATCCCTAACTTGCTTATCATTCAGAGCATCATTAATCTCCTTCTCAGTCGAAAGCATACCCAGAGAGTCTAGCACAAACATACAAGGTTTGCGTTCTTCTTCTGGTTTCTTAAGGTATATATCTACTGCCTTAAGTGCTTTACTGCGGAAGTCCTCAATAGTTACAACATTAACAACTACAAGACGAGAGGTGTCAATACCCCTAGATTCAAGTAGGGACTTGGTAATAGCTGCCTCAGTATCAAAATAGAGACAATAACCATCGGGATTGGAATTGAGAAAATTCTTAACAACGGCGAGGCTGAAGAAAGTCTTTCCAGTAGAAGACTCTCCAGCAATAGCAGTAATCTTATTCCCAGATACACCACCAAATACACTACCTGAAACGAGTGCGTTAAAGATGTAAGAACCCGTATCAACATAAGTTTCAGTTTCATCAATGTCTGCTGCGAGTTTGGTGTAGTCATCACCAATCTCTTTTACAATATCTTTTAAAAAATCCATTACTTTACTCCATTCACTTTTTTATTGTTCAATGCAAATTTATATGACCATAATTTGGCATATAAATCTTTATCCACATTTTTAATTGTGGTAATTATAGTTTCAAGTTCTTTATATGTTATAGGCAAATTCATTAGCAAAAAAATGATTCTAAATTTGAGGTTCTTTCAACATTCCATCCAATCGAATCAAGAATAATCTTCAAAGGTTCTAGGAATGCCTTACTAAATTGCAATTCATAGTCAATAAATTTATTAAGACTCAATTCCTTAGGAAAATCCTGAATGAATGAAATGACATTCTCATGAATAGGATTGGGTTTTTTAAGATAAAGAAACTTAATCTTTTCACCATTTTGAATGAGAGAATACTTATTCGTTAGTTTATTCTGCTTAATATAATGATTAAACAGAAGAGCACCTCTAGCGTGAATTGGCGTCCCCTTAGTATAGATTTCGCTATGAGATTTATACTTGACTACATCAGAAACACTCCTTGGAAAAGAAATTTCTTCTGGTGGCAACTTCTTAAAGTTATTTCTACACTCCGCAATAAAGTCAATTACATCATCTTCAGTACCACTCATCATCATCTTAAGAGCATCCTTAATCATCTTACGGCAAGGAGCAGGTGTTGAAGATTTAACTGCTTCAATTCCCATCATCTTCAGTTTAGGTTCCGCATAACGAACTCCCTCACTATCCCATACATTAAGAATATATCGCTTCTTTGCAGTCCAAATACCACGATCAGCAATATTCTCTCGCTTCATAAACATTTTTTGATCATACGCATTAACGTAATCCGCCAAATCCTTATAGCTCTCCTCAATGAATGGTTCAATCTGACTTTCGCAAGCCTTATTGAGAAAGTCAACGACCTTCCCTTTATCAGATACTCCTGTATTAAATACTTTATCAACCAAAGGACCCATATTAAGATAGATAGAATCAGTATCAGATGCAATGACATAATCAACGTCATCCGTCTTGAGCAATTTATTTAGATACCCATTCATTCGGTTCTCAATCCAACGGATAGAGACCTGACCAGAGAGTGTAATCGCCTCTGCGTTTGCAAGTTTGTAATATCGAAAATACTGATTACCGATGGCACCATAAGCAGAGTTAAGAGAAATCTTCTTAGCCATTTGAATGTTATTGCACCTTGCAATTTCTTTCTCAAGAGTTTTTGTAGGAGTCTTTTCATACTGCTGTTTTGCGGCAAGCATTTTCTTTTTAAAGATAACTCGATCTCCATACATCTTTTCCATTAATTCGGGAAGAATTCCCCTAACATCTTTACGGTACATTGCACCGTTAGCACATACAGCACTATCTTTATACAATTCAAAATTAGTTTCCTTTTCAAGAATCTTGTTCACCGAAACATTGGGATGCCTGTCATCCAAAAGAGTTTCTGGTGAAATATTGTATTGCATGATCAGGTGAGGGTATAGAGAGTTAAGGTCAAAACTAACTACCCAATCATAAACTCCTGGAACAGGTTCTTTTACATAAGCACCAGCATACTTCTCATTCTTCTCACTCTTGTCCTTTGGAGGAATTACAATATCCCTTTTCTTGAGATAATTGTAGATAATATTATCCCACATCCGAACTTGAAAGAAAACATCACTATAGTTTACCTTAGCATCATATGCCATAGTAACTGCAAGTTCAATCAGTTTCATCTTGTCTTCCAAACGGTCAACAAGTTCCACGTCAACGATGTTATACTCTACAAACTTTTGCCAACCATTAGTGTAAAAATCTTTAAAGGTATCAAACTCAGAGTGATCAAGTTTCTTTTGCCCCAGTTCTACATTTGCAATGTGATCCAGTCGATACGATTCTTGTGCCTTATAAGTAAACTTCTTATAAAGATCAAGATAATCTAGTTGAGAAATCCCACCAACATCATAGCAAACTTGCTCACGATTATTTGCGAAGACTTCTTTCTTGGTAATTAGACCCCAAGGCGAGAAACTCTTCATTCGTTTCTCACCAAGAACTCGATTCAATCTCCCACAAATATAAGGAACATCATAAAACTGAATGTTCCAACCAGTAATTACTTCTGGAGGATTATTGTCCCAATAATACAAGAACCTATTAAGCAACTCATACTCAGATTCGCAGAGATGATAAGTAACATTTTGTTGCTTATTAATAAAAGGACGAGTTCCCCAAGTAATAATTTTCTTATTGGAATAATCCTGAACTGTAATCAAAAGGATTTCTTCATCACAGTTCTTAGGATCTGGAAACCCATTCTCGGAAGCAACCTCAATATCAATCGTAAGAAGTTTGATCTTAGTTATATCAAACTTAATTTCATCTTCAGGATACTTGTCAGAAATATATTGATAGACATACCTATCGTTTCCATAGATTTTGAATCCATCTACGTTATCATATTTCTTATAAAAATCTCTACAGTCTCTAACCGTGCCAGGAATAATTTTTTCTACATAATCACCTTCCAAAGTCTTATAATTTGTTTCTTTTTTTGAAGGAACGAAGAGAGTGGGAGAATATTCCTCCTTAAACATAACACTCTTTCCATTATCATAACCACGAACGAGAAACTGATTCCCGATCATTTGCACGTTAGTGTAAAATTTCATTTAATAAGGTCTTGGTATTTCTCAAGTAGTGTTGGTTTTGGATCCGCAATAGTAAGAATCTGATCAGAACTCATCATAAAAACATCCTGACTAACAAACCCACAAAGGAATGGTTCCATTGTTTTATCATTCTTAACAACAAAAGGTTTTATAAGTTTACAATCAGGTTCTCCCAATTCGGATCCAACTTCTTCAATCTTGCTGATCAGAATCAGATTGTTCGTCAGTGCTAGTATCTTTATCATTTTTCAAAACCTGCTTTTTATACATATCGGTGAGTTTATCTACTGGTTCTACAATTGTAACAACCCAATCAGAGGGAATAGGAATTGTAGACTCTTTAGAAATTGGAATCCAAGGAAATAGTGCAACTTGAAAAGACCTATCCTCTTTTTCAACAATATCTCCTGGATTTTTCATCCTAATTGTGCAAGGTTTTTCCAAAAAATACCCCACAACTTTTTCTTCAATAATCATTTCCTTAACGTCGGAGATAATATCTTCTCCAGACTTAAGTAGAACTAATTTTACAGTCATAAATTTTCACCATTACCAATAGTATTTTAGCAACAAAAAAGGGAGGTGTCAACTGGATTGTGCCAGTTACCTCCCTGTCTGCGCCGACGATATTCAGTTTTATTTATTTACTTTTTAGGTGTAATTGCGAATGCTCCTCCCATTACAGCAGAAAAGATTGCGAGTGTTGCTAAGATTCCCATGGTTCAACAAGTATTATGGTAGTGTGTTTGCGATAGGGACACCGATAAAAAGAGTCATCAGTGTTCCAAATACTAGGGTAGTGGCGGTGTAGTTCATAGTCCGTCCTCCAAAGTACGTAACTATCTATATTATACTGTATCACTGTGATACACTTCTGTATTCATTGCTACGCATTTATACCTATTGTGTTATGATTTATAGATAATCTTTTCTTTGGTGGTGCTCTGGCACGATCTTTCCCAACACAATTGTTAGAAGCCCATCTTCAAAAGTAACTGATCTAACTTCCGTGTCATCAGAGAGTGTCCAGGCACGATTAAATGACCGTTGAGCCAAACCTTTGTGCAAATACTTGGTTTCTGTTTCCTTATCCTCTTTCTGGCCCTCAACAAAGAGTTTACCATCTTGGGTGTAGACATAAACTTCCTCCTTCTTAAATCCTGCTAAAGCAAGTTCAAGTCTGGATTCCACGCTGCTAACTTGAACTAGATTGTATGGAGGATAATTTGTCGTGGTTTCGTGAAGTTTAAACACACGATCAAAATATTCATCCAATCCAATACTGTTTCTATTTATCTTATCCATTAGGGTAGACAAATCTGCAGCAGTATACCTTGCTAGGTTAGTCATTATTGTAGCTCCTTTAAAAGCGAGTTTGTGTTTTGTGGACCCTTTCGGCATCCACTACTAATTATACAAGATAACAAAAAAAGAGGAACGGTAAAAACCGAACCTCTTTATACGGTGTTCCGACTTTGTAGAGTGCCGCACGAATGGCACAAAAATATTTATGCCTCAGGGGTCTTTCCTTTCTTGCCAATATTATATTTCTGCTCAAGAATCCAATCATTCTTATCCTTATAAGCAAGAACTTTGATTTGATTCAATGGAGCAATGTCTGTAGCAGATTCTTCATTGACAAGAGTAATCAAACCCCAATCAGAAAGAAGTCTAGCGATTCTATTCCTACGCTGGACGTCATTAACAGTCAGATTTGCGTGTTTACCATCAAGAGCAAACAACTCCTTAAAGTGAACAAGATAATATCTACCTTGCTTGTGTAGAATGTGGCAACTCTGATAGAGTTTCTTTTCCTTTCTAGAAGCAACTCCAATACGAGTTAGAGTTTCACGAACCTTTAAAAAATCAT